CCTTTTGATAGGACACGACTGGTCCGGTGGAACCTCTGGGTCCATCGATATAGCTAAAGTGTGGCCTGACGGTCACGACGAGATTGTTGCACTGGCTGCACATAACAATCTTTTGATTATCTTTGGCAAGCGTAGTATCGTAGTTTACTCAGGTGCTGACGCTCCTGCTACTATGGCTTTGTCCGACACTATTTCCGGTGTTGGCTGCGTAGGTAGAGACACGGTACAGTACACTGGTGTAGACGTAATCTTTCTTTCCCAGACTGGCTTAAGAAGCTTCGGAAGAACGATACAAGAAAAGTCCATGCCAATAAGCAGTTTGTCCGGGACGATTACCACGGACATCATACAGTTAATCAATGAAGCAAACGAAGTTTACAAGTCTGTGTATTACCCAGAAGCAAACTTCTACCTACTAACTTTTACAAACCAAAACATGAGTTATTGTTTTGACATTAGAGGAACTTTGGAAAACGGGTCATACAGAGTTACACGATGGCCTGGCACTAGTTTCACTTGTTATGAACGCAAGGACAACGGAGACTTACTCATAGGAAGCGCACAGGGCATAGGGCAGTACACAGGTTTCCAAGACAACGGTAGTTCCTACAGCTTCAAGTACTTTAGCCCTGAGTTGTCTTTTGGCGATCCTTCTAAACTTAAGTTTCTCAAAAAGATTAGACCGACGGTAGTAGGTGGTAGTGGACTTGACATTCTACTAAAGTGGGACTATGACTTTGGTTCTTCCTACAACACAAGCATCATCACGTTGAAGGACCAAGCAAAAGCAGAGTTTGGTATAGACGAGTACACCGTAGGTCAGTATTCTGACGGTATCTTGACGTCTAAAGACGCTGTAAACACTAATGGCAGTGGAGGAACCTTGAGCATAGGCATGGAAACAAGCATCAATGGTAACGAACTGTCAATACAAGAAATCAATGTACTTGCACTAGTAGGTAAAACAATATGAGTAATTATACTAAAGTAACGGACTTTGCTGCAAAGGACACTTTGTCTGCAGGTGACCCTAACAAGGTTGTTCAGGGAACTGAGTTTGAAACTGAGTTTGACAACATTGCAACCGCAATAGCTACAAAGGCAGACACTGCTGGACCTACGTTCACAGGGACTGTCACGATACCTGCCCTGACTTTCACGGGTACGTTGTCAACGGGAACGATTAGCGGAGGAACCTACTAATGACTCTTACAGATATTTTAAATGCCATTGGAGGCGAAGGTAACGCTGCTAACACTGCTGCTGCTTTAGGCTTAGGGACCGCTGGTTTAGCTCTTGCTGAAAAAGGGTACAGCGATATAGGAGATATTGGGGAACAAGCTAAAGAAGCTTTGTCTGGGTACACCACAGAATCAGGTGAGTACGTACCCGGTTTAGCTGACAAGCTTTCAGGTATGCTGGAGTTCCAACCGTACACCGTAACTTCTGCTACTGGCGGTCAATTCGGTATGATTGAAGATCCTGCTACGGGTCAAATGACTTACCAACTAGCTACTTCTCCTGAAGAACAGGCGCTGCAACAGGAACAACTAAAACGTGCAGAGACACTCTTTGGACGTGCTGTGGCAGATCCTTCTGCAAGAGAACAAGAAGTTCTTGGACGTATGGAAGACTTAGCGTCTCCTGAACGACAACGGCAGCGTCTTGCTTTAGAGCAGCGCCTAGCGGCACAAGGACGCTTAGGCACACGCACAGGCATGTTTGGAGGTACTCCAGAAGCCTTGGCGTTAGAGCGTGGAATCGCAGAAGCTCAAAACAAAGCAGCACTGGACGCTATGCAGTTTACAGCGCAAGAACAGCAACGTCAGGCCCAGATGGGTTCAGGCATGTTAGCTGCTGGTTACGTACCACAGGCACAGTTGCTCAATGCGTTGCAACCCGGCATGACTGCTTCAGAACGTCAGAGACAAGCTATATCACAACAGGCAGGTACTTATGGTCAGACTTATGCTTCAGGCTTAGAAGCACTGCTACAAGCTGGCTTAGGACAAGCTAACATTGCTGGAGGTGTCGGTGGTAACATCGCTAGTGCAGCACTTGGTGGCTTGTTTAGTTAATAAGGAGAACACATAATGGCTACATTTTCACAAGGGTTTTTGTCCAGCCTAGGTAGACCTGCAATGGCAGAAAGCTTGTTTGGCTTAGGTGCCACTATTGGTGGTCTTCCGGGTCAGCGTAAGCAGCAGCAGAAGCAGCAAGCGTTTAACCAGTTGATGAAACAAGGGCAGCAAGCAATGGCTTCTGGAGACGCTGCTGCTTTAGCCAGCATTGGTCAACAGTTGGCTGCTGCTGGCTACCAGAAAGAAGCACAGCAGTTGACTCAGGCTTCCAGAGAGGCTTCACAGAAGGCTAAATTACAAGGTGTTCTTTCAGGAGTTGACTTACAGACACCTGAAGGTCTTGGTACACTGTCTGAGTACTACAGAGGCGAAGGCAATGTAGCTCAGGCAATAGAACTTGCAACTCAACAAAGAGAACTTGAAAAACAAAGAGACAAAGAAAATAAATTTGTAGAACGTAAAGTTAATTTGTCAAACACCGCTTTAAAACTAAACCAGCCTGACTTAGCAGAACGAATACAGGGAATAACAGATCCTGAAGAACTGCGTACAATAGCAACTGAAATCCGTAAAACCGAAGTAGAACGGATGCCTACTCAAAATCCTTTGGTTAGAAAACAGATGGCTAGAGCAGCAGGAATACCTGACGAGTTGTTTACTGAACTAGACTTAGCTAAAACTCCAGACAGTGTTTTCAATGAATACATAACTGGACAAAAAGGAAAAATGGAGTTTTTCTTACAAGACGGGAAAATAGTAGACTACCGTGTTAATGAAGCAGGTCTTGTTTGGAACAGAGACACTGACAGATGGACTGAAGCATCTCAATTGGGACTACAACCTGCTCCTCCACAAGTACAGAAGGTTCAAAACATAACTGCCGGTATGGGAGACGAGTTAGCTAAAGTAGGTGCTAAGTCTTTTTCAGAATTAGCAGAAAACGCAGGAAAAGCAGCAGATGCCCTCAGTTCTATAAACAGAAGTTTGCCCAATTTAGACAACATGTTTACAGGCGCTGGTGCTGAGATTAAACTAAATGTTGTCAGGTACGCAGAAACTTTAGGTATTCCTCTTGCTGATCCTTCTTCAATAGTAGACACAGAAGCTTACATTGCTGATTCAGGAAGACGAGTTGCCCAATACATCGTTAATTTAGGCGCTGGTACAGGTTTATCTGATGCGGATAGAAAGTACGCTGAACGTGTTGTTGCAGGAGACATTACACTAAACGCAGGAACTTTGAAACGTCTTTTGGAAGACATGCGTAAAGGCGCTAGAAACAAAATTGAGATGTACAAGAAAACCAGAGGAAGAGTTAAAACAAGTCTTGGAGAAAGCGGAGAAGCTGCTTTAGCATGGTTCCCAGAAGACTTTTATGTTGATGAAGGTCCTGCTCCTGTTCGTTCTCAAGCAGCAAGCAGTTTTCTTGACGCAGCCACAGCTCCATAATAAGAGGTAACTATGCAGTACACTCAAGAACAGTACAAAAATGCTATTCAAATGGCTCTTGCTGCAGGAGATCAAACAACTGCTGAAGAGCTTGCAGAAGAAGCTGCTGTTTTATATCCAGAAGGCTACTCTGCTCCTGAAACTCCTTACCTAGAGCAGGTTAAACGGAGAGCTTCTGAGTTTTCTCCTATAGAAATACTTTCGGAAGGCTTGGGTCAGATTCCCGAAAGAGCAGAAAGAATGGGAGGACCTGAGTACGGAGCAGGTGTAAGTGAATATGCACCTGTTGCTGTTTCACAAGCTCTTAGAACAGGAGGCGAGCTTTTAGCAGGAGGAGCCGGTATCCTTATTTCGGACTCTGTTCGTGAAGGTTTTGAAGAAGGATGGTCTAAAGTAAAAGACATGCCCGGAATAAAACAGGCAGGACAGGCTCTGGGTGCTGGTTTTGAAGCCTACTCTGAGTTTTCTAAAAATAATCCACAACTAGCAGAAACATTTGAAACTTACGTGGACGTTTTTGCGGCTCTGGCTCCTGCTTCTAAAATAGACGTAGCTGTCCCAGCAGAAAAAGCAAAACTAAAGTACAACACTGCTGTTTTAGAAGAAAAGCGAGCAGGTATCAATAAACTGATGGACCCTACAATTGTTGGTGAATCTGGTTACGGAGGAGAATTTAGATCTGTAGGAGGACCGCTTGACAGAACAGTCTACGTTCCTACCGAAAGAGAACAAATAATGCGTAGGACATTAGAGACTGTTGACGGTTTAGACCCCAACACTCACTATGCTCGTGCTCATACCGTAGTATCTGACGAAGTAAAAAGAGCTAACAATGAGTTAATTACTTTTATAAACAAGTCAGGAAACCCCACGTACGACAGACAGGAACTTGTGGAATCTATGCAAGAAGCGTTTGCTGGTCTTAAGGAATCTAAAGATTATGTTGCGCTGTCACGAGAAGCTCAAAAGAAAGCAAATGAGTACGCTGCTATTGCGTTAAAAACCATAAATAAAGAAGAGCCTAATGCTTTAGGTCTTTTAGCCGCTAGAAGAGAGTTCGATAGTTTTGTAAACGCTGGTCCTAGAAAAGGAGACGTTTTAGATCCCACTGTAGAAACAGCCAAAGGTGCTGCGGGTAGGTTCATAAGAAACGTGATGAACGAAAAACTCAAAGACATTACTGAAGGAGAAGTTGTACACAACTCTCTTGACCGTATGCACAATCTTTTGTCTGCTCGTTCAGTCTTACGTAACAAGATGTACGGAGAAGGAAACAACAGAATATCAAGAGTTGTGCAGAAAATATCAAAAGCTGCTAACTTGCCTTCTACTCCTCTTGCTTTGTACGCCACTTTGAAAACGGGAGCAGCAGCAACAGCAGGCGCAGTAGCAGGTATTGGAGCAGGGACCGGAGCTGTTTTAGGTGCCGGTGCTGGCGTAGGGATCTACAGTGTTCTTAAAGCATCCAACAGGAAAACACGCCTAAAGTTTTATTCTAAAGTTCTCTCAGGAATGGACAAAGCAATTAAAGCTTACAAAAGCGACAAAAACCTTGTGTCGGAACTAAAAGCCGACAGAGCTTACATTGTTTACTTAATGAACGAAGCAAGACAAGAGGAAGAAGAGAATGGCGAATGAGGGTTTTTTTAGTAGGCTTGGGTCTCTTCCGGGTAAGCGTGTTGATGACTTTATGGAGCAGACTAGAAAGTATCAGCGAGGTGAAATTGGGGTTGGAGACCAGATGCTTCAAGGAGGAGCAAATGCTTTAGGTCTTTTGACGGACATTCCTTTTTTTGTTGCTGGAGAAGCAGTGTCGGCGGCAACTCCTGACTTTATAAAAAAAGGCTTAGATCAGGTTGCTGAAGGAATAAAAGACACAGAAGCTGCTCAGGTTGCTATGCAGTACATGCAGGAAAATCCCCAGATGATGAAACGGTTGGGATATGCTATGGATCTTTCTGCCGTCCCTGCAGCAAAAGCAGCGAAAGGCGGTATGCTTCGTGACTTGTCTCTGGAAGCTCCTAATAGACAGCCGACTTTCTACGGGTCTGGTCAGTTAGGTCAGGTTGCTTCTATAGCTAGAACTGCTCCTACTGCCCTGTACGACACCCTAAGCCCTAAAGCAGCAGCGTCTCGTAGAGAAGGTGTTCCTATGTCTGTGAGACGAGAAGCCTCTAGGATAACACCTGAAAGAAGGAAGAAAGCTGGGGACATTAGAAACAAAGATAAAAAGGATAGAACTAAAGAAGAGGTTGAGTTTCTAGGTAATTTTAACAAAGACCTTTCCTTTCTCGAAGGTCAATTAGACCAAACTCAGTTGTTAAAAACCGGCAGAGGAGAGCCAGCTCAAGGAGTTATAAAATCCTTTGAAAAAGTACAAGCCCTTGATAAAGGTACTTTAAGCCCTGACATTCTTGCGAAAGCTGTTTCTTTATCTGAGCCGCTGGCGAAAAGAGGAATATCACTAGATAAAAACAATCTAGCTGTTATTGAAGAGAAGATAAGAAAAGCTCAGGGTATAGGACCCAACGAAAAAGTAGAAGTTGTTATTAGAAACCCTACTGCTTTTTCTGACATTTCAAAAGAAAGCTTAAGAGGTCCTAATAAAGAAGCAACTAGGGTTTTCTATGCTAGAAGCAGTTTACAAAAATACTTCCCAGAAAAGAAAGACTTTTCAGATCAAGAACTGAGAGAAGCAGTCTCCATGACTCGACTCCCGGACGATAAACTATATAACTTAAGCAGTGGTAAAGAAGCTAATCGCTATGAGCAGTACTTATACAAACTACTTCAGCCTAAAAAGTACGGTACAAAAGGCAGAAACGATAGTAAAACAATTGATATGTACTATAAGTACAAGAAGATGGAGCAGGACGGAGTAAAGCTCAGGAAGCCTCAACAAGAAATATACGACGGAATGAAGGCTAGAATACAGCAGGTTTCAGAGACAGTTGATGTCCGTGACGGAACCGCTTATTTCCAAGGATCTCATCTGTCTTCCGCAAAAGGTTTAGGTGGCGCGAACGATCAGTACATGATGAACAAGAAAGGAGATTTCGTCCACTTCATTGATGACGAGAACGATCTTTTTGGTCAAACTGTTCCGGGTGACTCACGTGTTTTGTCCATAACTTCTCCTAACGGCTACAATATGTTTGCTGCTGCTGGTAGAGCACCTACATCAAAACCTAGCCAAGCTAAACAAACTTTTCAACGAGAGTTACAAGAAATGGGAGCAGAGCCTGTTAGCGCACTGCCTAAAGGGATGTTAGAGCAAGCAGCAGTAGGCATTCAGAAACAACCCATGCCAAACGTACGTCCGTCTGACTTTAAAAACGTAGGTGCTGCTGGTGCCTTAGCTGCACAGACCGCAAGAGAAAGATAGGGGCCACTTAAGGCCCCTTCAGTTTCGCTCTATATCTCACAACTGTTGCCAACACAAGCCAACTGTTGTGACCCTTCGGTCATGTCTGACTCCTCAACGATGTCCCACTCGATAGTCTTAGGAAACTCCTTGACTAGCTTCTGGTACGTCTCCAGATCCACAGGCTCGTAGGGTGCTTGCTGGTACGTGTGTTCTGAGTAAGGCAGGAAGCTGATGCCACTAACCTTGTCGAACTTGTTGTACAACCACTGGCCTACCTCTAGGAACTCGTCGTCTCTGTAGTAGCAAGTCATGGAAGGCTTGTGTTCACACCAGTAGTCCTGATACAACTCCCACAACTCAAGCTGCTCCATGGCACCCATGTCAGTCGCTACTACAGCCTTCTTAGGAGACTTTATAGGGAACGAGAAGACCTTAGTAGTAGGAGAAGTCACGTCTATCTCCACAGGCACTCCAGCAGCCTCTAAGACAGCACACAAGGGATCTCGTGCGTCTGCTCTTACTCGTCGTACGTACTGCTCCGCGTATCTAGGGTGTATGCCTGACGCGCTATCCACCAACTGAGACACAGTACCGGAAGGCTTAACAGCAGTAATGGCAGTGCTAACATTGATGCCAAGGCGTACAGCCCATGTACGATTAGTCTTAATAGCTTCCTTCTTAAGCTCCGTGAGCCACTCCTGTAGTTCTGCACGACTCTTCCTCCCTGACATAACTGGATGATCCATGATACCTGTCAGTGACACACCCAGAAGTGCTTCCTCTTCAGTGTTGTCCTTCCAGATCTTACGCAAGTACCTGAAGTCAGTCAGAGTCGCCTGTAGCGTCCCTAGGATGGCTGCAGACCTTACCTTCGTACGTAACGTGTCCAGTGTGTCCTCTGCCCTGACTACTACTTCAGACAGGTTACAGAACTGGTACGGACGTAGGATAATCTCTGAGCATGGGTTAGTACCAAAGTCAAAGCTGGCGTCTCTACGTCCATTCTTCTCTGCCTGACGCTGACTTGCGACACGACTGAAGACACCTCTTTCACCTGACCGTGACTCGTACAAAGACTTCCACTCGTTTAAAAAGGCTTCAAAGTCAGGCTTCTCTGTGTAGCAAGCTGAGTTGTTAGCCAAGCCACGCTGAGGATTATCTACCCACCACTGCCCTGACTTAGCTCGTCTTATCCTGTCGTCGGTAAGATTACTGAGACTGATGAGGGCGCTACGTCTGACTCCTCCGACGACAACGATCTGTGCAATCTTACAGCAGAGATCATGACACTCGATGGAACTAAGCTTTCGTCCAGCAGAGTTTTGAAAGACGTCAACGGTGAAGCTAAAGAGGTCAACAAGAGGTTCTGGACCAGACGCTCTACCTCCGAAGGTCTTAAGGGCTGACCCTGCAGGTCTAACTCCAGAAACGTCCCACTTGGGTACTTGACCACTAAACAACATTGCGATAAGTTCCCGGTACGCTTTAGCCCATCCAATTTTGCTATCAGCGACGTGTATAACTGTATCTGTGTCATGAAATTTCTCTGCAACCTCCGGTAGTTTACTGATGTACTGTCGTTCCACGCTGAAGCCAACTCCAGTGCCACACATGAGGACGTACATCATCTCGTCAAAGGCTTTAGGATGGTCTATAGGCAGATAGGAGCAGTTAAACCCAGCTACATTGTCCCTGTCCAGAGCTTCTCCTGCAGTCATGAGTGCCCTCATGCTGGGCATTACGTCCAGATTGTAGATACCGTCGTAGAGGCTCTTGGCTTCCTTTGCTGACAACTTCTCGCTGCTAGTCCAGAAGTTCAGGTAGCGGTCCACAGTTTCCTTCCATGTTTCCCTGCGCTGCTCCTCTGGTAAGTAACGTGCGTAGCGACTCTTGTGTATGTATTCTTGATATGCGTCCATTATAGTTCGTATTCTCCTCCAGTTAATAGTGACATCTTAAGTTGGTCCAACACAAAGTAAAGCTCTAGTGGGTCAATGTTTGTCGAGACTACTACAAACTCCTCCGACTTGATTATGCAAAAGGCGTCTTTGTATTCCTCTAGTTTCTCCACCGACATAATTGCGTCAAATACTTTAGGTACAGGTATCTTCTCGTCTTTGCCATTAAAGTTTCCTTCGATTACTTTCATTAGATGAGTTCCTTGATTAGTCTGTCTACGTACCACCTACACTTACGAAGGTCCTCTACGGGTTTGCCTTTGTAGTGAAAGCGCCACAGGTACTTCATGGCGTTACCTTTGAGGTAGCCGTGGAAGTCTTCTCTAGGCATACTTGCTTTGATTGCTTCGATAGCCTCGATACCACCTTGATTGTAGTGCGGAGGCTGCTCCACAGGGTCAGAAGCTTTGACCTTGTTCCACTCTTCAGGTGTCGCTAGGTCAATACTCATCTTCGTTCTCCTCTTCACCTTCTAACTCCTCTGCAAACTTCTCTAGTCTATTGATTAACTTGTCTTCAAACCTGTCCAGCAGTTCCTCCGAAGTTATTTCTAAACTTTCCAGAAAGTCGTCAGGATCGTAAGCCCGTAGTAGTCGTTCCTTAATTTCTTCCATAGTCAGAGACATCTTCCATCAACTCCTCTACTGTGTCTAATGTGTACCACGCAAGTCCTTCCTTGTCGCACCATTGGGCCATCGTCATCGTAGCTCCTTTTCTTATCTTCTTGTTTGGGTTCATAAGTACAAACACCAGTGTCTGACCTTCTTCCAAACTGTCTCTGACACTCTTGTACTTCTTGGTGTCTCCTTCTCTGAAGAAACCCTTACATTCGACTAGTGTATTACTAGCGATGTGTACGAAGTCAGGTCTATAGTTTCTGTGTATTGTGTAAGGAATCGTAAACGGTTCGTACTCAAAACCCTTCAGTACTTCCGCTGTGTGTTCCTCAAAAACACTACGAAACTTCGATTTCTTGGACCTTCGGCTCATTGTGTACCTCTACTAAATAACGTGGACCTGATGAATATGCGAACCCTCTGACCGAAGGCCAACATTCCTTTTTGTAAGAGCAGTAAGAACATCCTACGGCGAGTTTCTGGTTGCCACTCTTTCCATCTGCGATAGGTTCGTAGCATACCTCTGGTGGCTCCTCCTGCTCTACCATCTTTTTTATGTGTTCAATCCTGTCCCTAATGTCGTAAGAAATCAGGTCATGGATAGGAGCCTGAGTGTCCTCTGTATCGTACAGCAGGTACGTCAGGTGTCCATTCTGTTTGTCCATTGCCAGCCAACCAAACTTAGTTTCGCCTTCGGAGTGCGCGTATCCTTTGATCTGCGCCACGTACCCAAAAGGATCGTCATAAGCCAGTGTGCCTTCTTTGAACTTCTTGAAGCCGAAGGTGGACGTAGACTTCACGTCAGTCACAACTCCGTCAATCCTGCAGTCCATGGACCCTTTGATACCGTTGACCTCA